TATTTGTTGTAAAATTGATTCAAGAAGATATATCATAGTTTCAAGATAATCAATTTTCATTTTAATCGTAACTAATTCAGAATCTCCTGATAGAAACTCATCCATTTCATTTTTTAATGGTTTGACTCCTTGCCATTGATCCCACCCAAGCCTCGTTAATTCATCACGAGAAAGTTCCCCGCGATATAAACGAAACTTATTTTTACGTAGGATCGAATAATCTGATTGTAGTTTTGTGTGCTTTAGTTTTACCTGCACCAAGAGTTTGACGTACTTGGCGTGTAATTTGGGGGTCTGCGTGGAATTTTCACCGAGATAATTATCATCGATTTGGCAATCAATGTCCCACATTTCTTGTACTTGCTCAATATTCATAATAACCTCATAATTAGTGATATGTTACTTCATATTATCACAACAACAAATTTGTATCAGATAAATTTGTAACTGGTGTATCTAAAAGATGCGTCACCTACAAGATACTGCACGTCTGAATTGGTCGCTTGAAACGTTAAAGAGCCAATGCTAATCGGGAATAAATCTTTAAAGGCTACAGTTGCAGCAGTGACGTTGTTACCAGTCAACATTTGCAAAACTCCGTCTGAATAATTTTTTGCGAGTTCTGTGTAGTTATTAGTGTCGTTTGCAATAAAACTCTTATATTGATCATAATTTTCAGGGAACCCCAGAGCAACCATCCAATTATATACTGATTTATAGTTAAGCATCTGATTATCAATTAAAAACTGAATATTCAATTGATCGTAAGTCAGAATTTCTCCTGGGATTGGAGCATTCACGAACGGATTATTTTGGTCAATCTCGCCAAGCGTGATTGCTGGAAGCTGTACCTGTTGACAGAAGAACGATACTCCTGGAAGTTTTGTGATACTGAAATTAAACCCATTAGGCGATAATGGAGTTAAATTCTCTGGCAATGGGCATGTAATTGTAGTAGTCATATGATTATTTAGTTCAAAATAAAAAGAGGGAGACTTTAAAGTCTCCCTCTTAATTACTGCTCTGCGTCAGTTTAATTAAACCGACTTACCAATTACATCAAGTTAACGACCTTGACGCGACGGTAGTAGTAGTTTGCGTTAGCAGTTAGGTTGTCCTGACCGCTAGTGCCATCGTCGAGGTTGACGAATGGGTTAGCAACTAGACCGTAACGAGTCTTGAAGCCAATTTTTGGCTGGAAGCTGTTAGGATCAACCGCACGAACCATTTGTAGAGGAACGTATGGGCAGTAGAACAAGCCAGCGTCAAACGCAGAAGTACCTTTGTAACCAACAACGAAGAACTGAGTTGCGGAAACGTTAGAAGTATATGGGTCAACGAACACTTTGTACTTGCCGTTTAGAACACCAGCAAAAGTAGTAGAAGTGTCATCAACAGTTAGGTCATTCTTACCAGTTAGACCAGAAGAATAGTCAAGAACACCTGCCATCGCTAGTGCAGATGCAACATCTGCAGAAGTGATGATGATGTTACCGCGACCACGACGAGTCTGTTGACCGATAGCATTCGCTTCGCGCTCGATTTGGAACATTAGACCTTTGAACTTCTCAACAGACCAACGACCGTTAGAGTCAGTGTCTAGGTCAAACGTACCAGCAGTAGTAGTACCAACTGCAGCACCTGCTTTAGCAGTCTTGTAGATAGTACGGATAACTTCGCGGTTGATTTCAGCAAGGATCTCAGTAGAGAGAATGTTGCTCAATTCGCCTTCAGCATCAAGACCGTGAACAGATTTCATGTCTTGTGCGAGTTCGATAGAGTATTCTGCTTTCAAAGCGCGAGTCTTTGCAGTAACAGAAGTCTTTTCGATGCTGAATGCCATCTGACCGAAAGAACCGTCGCCAGTACCACCTTGGCCAAGACGCTCACCGTCAGCAGTTGCTAGACCAGAACCAGTGGTTTCAGAACCACCGAAGTCGTATGCACCAGAGTGGGTGCCAGTACCAGAGAAGTCAGTGTCTGCTTCGTTGAACAGAGCTTCAGTGCCGCCTTGGTTGCTGTAGCGAGACTTCATTGCAAAAATTAGACCAGTTGGCTGAGTCATTGGCTGAACACCGCAAACATCATAAGCGATCATTTGTGGCATTGCACGACGAACTAGGCTGATAAGCACTGGGTCAAACTTAGCAAAACCGCCAGTGTCGCCATATGCGCCAACTGCGTTAGCTGGAGCAGCTTCGAAAAGAGCTTCACGCTGTTTCTGCATTTCGCGTTCTTGGTTCTCAAGAAGAACTGCAGTAACTTCTTTGCGGTAGTTGTCTTTAATTGCAGGTGCAGATTCGTGATTCAGAATCGGTGCCCATTTTTCCATTAATTGTTGACGAGTAGTCATATCGTAATTCCTTTATTTGGTGATTTTGTTGAGTGCTGACAAGTAAGCAGTCATAGCTGGGTCGACTTGTGGTTTCTTTTGCTCAGTGATCATCTCAACTGGTGCATCAGTAACAACAGACTCAACTATTGTGTTTTGCTTGTTTGTGAAATAATTTTCACGAATAGTCTTAACTTTAGCCTTAAAAGTTGTAGCATCTTCGTAACAAAGTTCTTCAACTAACCCTAAGAACTTTTCAGTTTCAATGTCAGTAAGACCTTCGCTTACGGTTTTAACGATTTCTGCTCGTTTTGCTTCAGCGATTGTCTTAGACAATTCGATGTTAGCAGAAACTTGCTCGTTAAGTTTTGCTTCTAAATCACTGATGTGATCTTCCATCTCACCGAGTACATCATATTTTTCTTCTGGAACATCGATGTAGTGCTCTTCGAAAAGAGACTTCATACCAGCAACGAAACTTTCAAGAAGTTCAGATTTAATACCACGCTCAAGGGCAATTTCATTCTGTGCCATCCACTGCTCGGCAATATAGCCGAGATATCCATCAACTTGTTCAACAAGACCCTCTGTATTCTTTTCAACCTGCTCTGCAAGTTTACTTTCGAATTCTGCTTCAATACGAGCAACTTCTTCTTTAACGCGAGTAAGAACAGCTGCTTCAAAAATAGTTTCAGCTTTCTGACGGAATTCTTCAGAAAGTTCTTCACCGTGAAGTAATGCATCAACGTCTTCTTTGATACCTTTAACTGCTGCGCCGTGACGCACCACTTCTTGGTCACCAGCAACGCTAGAAGCAGTGGCTGGATTAGGTTTCTTAGAAGTAGCATTAGCTGCTTCTTCTTCGTCATCAACATTGTTACGCTGATTGTCTGCATTAGGCATTTCACCGCCATTTGGAACTGGGTTACCTTTACGAATCACAGCTTTGTCACCAGCAGCTGCATTTTCAGTAGTAGACTTGCTACCACCTTCGCTACCGTGGATTTTTGACTCTGCCAGGATTTCAGCAATTTTTTGTTCGATTGACATCGGGTTTCTCCTAACTGGATAGTTCTAGTAAATTATTTATAATTATTTGATTTTGACCATTTTACATTTGTTAAAATGCCATCTTTTAGCATTTGGTATGGAACACGATTTATTGCAATGCGGGCATTCCAATAAAATTTTGCTATTATGCGTTCCAGTTTTCACGGCTTCCATAACTCTATTCTTAATTTTGTCAACAACCTCTTTTCTATGCATTGGGTTGTTTTCAGAAAATTGTTTTCTTTTGTGGCTCTGTTTCATATAATGATTTTCGCCGCTATGAAGTTCTTTGTACTCGGCATCTTTCCACAAATCTTTCATAAATTCGCTTCTTAATTTTTTAACACAGTCTTTAGTGCTCGGGTTGTTGTGTTTCATATATTCAGAAATATATCCAGAATTGTTTTGAGGGCGTTTCTTTAAAACTTCTTTATTGTTAGAAGGGTTTAAAACACCAACCGCGAAACCTACAGATTTATTATTGATGTTCATATTCTTAAAATTATTAATATGTTTTTCAATAAGTTGTTCTTCTGCTAAAGTTAATTCTTCAAACGAAGAATAAAACTGCAATATTTTTGTATGGAGTTCTATATTATTCTCCTTACAAAGTTTAACCCATTTACCGGAACCTTGATATTTGTCGTCGATATTTTTTGTTGAATGTCTTCCAACATAAAAATAACCATCGGAACTGGCAGTAATGTAGGTAAAATGAAACATTATTTAATTGTTTTTAAAAAAGTTTCAAACCACTTTGCCTGATTTTCAGCAACTTGTTTAACGCTAGATTTTTTTATTTGTTGTTTAATGTTTTCTGCCATAACCCAAGAGTTTGTTGTGGCATTATAAGCCCAGTCAACGTTCTCTAGAATTCCTTGAACAAAACAATTCGGTCCGCTGGGATCAGCAACGATGTCTGCTGCTGTTGACAGCATAAAATCGTCTTGCACAATTTGGACACCGTCTGACTCTTTTAGAGTTCCAAGTGCTCTGCTCGACACTCCTAAGTTCGCGCCACCATCTAACAGACCTCGTGCAATCATACCCATAGGAGTTTCAAGAATTTTTGCTTTACCAATATAATTAGTTCCTTCTTTACGCAGATCAACGATCATATGAGAAACGCGGTCCAAATTAATACTTGGATTATCTGGATGACCTAGTTCACCATAAGCGCGATTATTTAGAACTTGTTCTTGCATATAACGACCAACTTCTTTATCCATAACTGATTCTGGATACATACGACCGTTACGGTTTTTAATTGCTGACTGAAGGAAAATACCTTCAATAAAATACGTTTTACCTTTACCAAGTTTTTCTTCAACGATTAACCTGGTATTAGAAATATCTTCTTTGATTAGTTTCATCGTTATGCCTTATCCGGTGAACCGCTTAATGTGGTTGATGCGCCGACGCGAGTGGTATCATCATATGCGCCATAAGTAGCTTCCTCAACCTTAGTCGACCATCCAGCTTGTTTACGAAGAACAATCCAACCCGTTACAGCTTTTGCTGTAACATTATTTACAACAATGTCGCTTGTGTTGTCGTTTGTTACTGGTATACCCCATGCGTTAAATTCAATCACCGCTTCGTTCTCTGGGGAACATGCAATAACA